CACATGTTTTAGAATTATTAGATGCTGGTGATTGGACAGGCAATATAGTTGGTTTACCTAATAACAGAGTTAGAGTTACACATCCTGCTTGGTTTGAAACAGGAAGTGGAGCACCAGACTTTAGACCATCTGCACATATACATTACTCAAAATCTGATTTAGACTATACTTTAGATGTCAACAGAGTTTTTGATAACTTGTATAACGATACGGAGGAATGATGGCAGAACTAACAGTCGCACAAAAAAAGAAATTAGTTAGTGCATTAAAAAAAGCTTCTAAATCTCATCTTGCACAAGCAAAAATTATTGAAAAAAGTCTTAAAACAACAAAGCGTAAAAAATAATGGCAACTTCAGGAAGTACAGATTTTGAACCGAATGTAACAGAGTTTATTGAGGAAGCCTTTGAAAGGTGTGGAACTGAGCTTCGAACAGGATATGATCTAAAAACTGCCCGTAGATCAATAAATATTATGTTAGCAGAGTGGGCTAATCGTGGTTTAAATCAATGGACCATAGAACAAACCACTCAAACCGTTACTGAAGGAACATCAACATATACTCTAAATTCTAATGTTATAGATATACTAGATATGGTTTCTAGAAGAACCGTTAATAATAATCAGACAGATTTAAGTATGACTAGGCTAAGCAGAAGTGAATATATTAATATCCCAAACAAAACAACAAAAGCAAGATCAACACAATTTTTTTTAGATAAACAAAGCATACCAGTTATTAATGTTTGGCCTACACCAGAAAATTCTACTGATGTTTTAGTATTCAATAAACTTGTTCGTATGGATGATGCTGATACAGCTACAGATAATATGGATATGCCATTTAGGTTTTATCCTTGTTTTTCTGCAGGTTTAGCTTATTACATATCCATGAAAAGGGCGCCTGAAAAAACTCCTTTACTAAAACAGGTATATGAGGAAGAGTTTTCTAGAGCACAGTCACAAGACGAAGATAGAGCATCATTTAAAATTAGGCCTTATCTAAGAGGTATGTAATGGCTTATGCTAGTGGTAAAAAAGCATTAGCTATATGTGATAGATGCGGTTTTAGGTACAAATTATTACAATTAAGACAAGAATGGAACGGTTTAAAAGTTTGTCCTAATTGTTTTGAAACCAAACACCCACAGTTAGAAACATCTAATGCACCTGCTGATGCACAAAGCTTATACAAGCCAAGACCTGATACTGATAAAGAAGTTGGTCAAGGCTTTGTAATTTCTAACAACGATAATATTATTAGCAGTTCTATAGCTGGCTTTAGAGTTGAGGGTGCCGTAGGAGAAGTTACAATTAGCGGCGTTTCAACAGCAAGCCCAACACCCTCTCCTACACCAGCTCCAACTCCAGCACCTTCAATAACAACCTATACTGTAACTGTTGCTAGTTATTATGGTTCAAACTATTTTTATATTAATGGCTCAAGACAAGCAACATTAGATTTAACCGAAGGTAGCACTTACAGATTCGATCAATCAGATAGTAGTAATAGTGGACATCCATTAAGATTTTCCACAACTTCTAATGGTACTCATGGTGGTGGTTCAGAGTATACAACAGGAGTAACTACTGCTGGCACGCCAGGTTCATCAGGAGCTTATACACAGATAGAAGTTGCAAGTGGAGCACCTACACTTTATTATTACTGTACTAATCATTCAGGTATGGGCGGTACTATAAATACAACATGACGCTGACAGAACTCAAAACAATTATTCAAAATTATGTAGAAAACGATGATACAACTTTTGTAAATACTTTAGATGACATCATTAAAAATGCGGAAGAAAGAATATTTGAATTAGTTCAATTTGATTATTTTAGAAAAAACGTCAAAGGACAAATGACATTAGGATCAAGGTTTTTAACAGCACCTTCTGATTTTGAATTAAGTTTCTCGTTAGCCACCATTGATTCAAATGGCGAGTATCATTTCTTAGAAAAGAAACATACTAGCTTTATGCAGGAATACACACCAGATCCTACTGACAGCACTAAATATGGCTTACCTTTATATTATGGCGATTATGATAAAGATTTAGCTACAGGCACCAAAGAGTCCACTCTTATTGTTGCACCAACTCCAAACGCAAATTATGAAGTTGAACTTCACTACTTATACAAACCAAACTCTTTAGTAACTGATACCACAGGGACTTGGCTAGCAGAACACGCTAGAAACGCTTTAATATATGGTTGTTTAGTCGAAGCATATACTTTTATGAAAGGGGAGCCCGATTTATTAACTTTATATGAAAACAGATTTTTACAAGAAATAAGTAGGCTAAAAAATAAAGCAGAAGCAAGAGGTAGAAGAGACGAGTACCGATACGACTCGCTTAGATCAAACGTATCGTAGATAGTATGAAACCAATTAAAAAACTCGAGGGTAAAACCGTTGCTATTGTTGGTCTAGGCAAAAGCTGGTTTGAATATAATTTAGCCGCATCACATGGCGATCATTTTGATGAAGTATGGGGGATCAACGCAGTTGGTTCAGTAATATTTCACGATCGAACTTTTATGATGGATCCACCATCACGATTTCTTGATAGTGATGATGCTGGAGGTCAAACACACGGTATGAACAAACTTTTAAAAAATGGCAAAAAGCCTATTTATACCTGTGAGCTAGATGAAAGAGCCAAAAACCTAGTCTTATATCCAATAAATGAAATAGTTAAAGATCTAAGCTGTACCTATCTAAATAATACGGTCGCATATGCTATAGCTTTTGCTCTTTGGAATAAAGTTGGTGCTATTCGTATGTATGGCGTAGATTTCACTTACAAAGGCAACTTACATTTTGCTGAGTCAGGCAGAGCCTGTGTAGAGTTTTGGTTATCTAAATGTATGCACGCTGGCATAGAAGTTGGTATAGCACAAACGTCTACCCTGTTAGATACATCTATACCGATACAAGAAAAATTGTATGGCTATCATAGACTCAGAGATCCTTTAGTGCCTTTAATTGACAACGATAAACTTATTGTAAAAAAAGCTAGTGAGTTGCAATACAAAAGAAAAACTCCAGACGCTATGTTAATTGGCAGGCATGATAACAAAACAAGCCCAGTCGAACCTAATAAATGGTAAAAAATGATTGATGATTCTGCAAGCTCAAATTTAGGTTTAATAACTGTAAAAACAGAAATAAACAAAGGCCACGATCCTGAATGGTGGGCAGAGCAATTAACCAATAGAATATGCGGTATATCAGAAAATGCAGCTCCTCATGTCAGACAGCAAGCCGAAGCTTACAAACTAGCAATTTATAAAACAATACTTTATTATATGAAACAGGCTATAAATAGTGAAAGATGTACCATACATAATTTACTTGTTAGCCAAGGACACGAAGATTTGGCAAAAATATTTAAGGAGTTGAAATAATGGCAATATCATCAACATTAACAACAAGTTTTAAAAAAGAACTTCTAACTGCTACGCATAACTTTGCTACCAACGGAAATGTTTTTAAACTTGCTTTATATACAAGTTCAGCTACTTTAGGAGCTACAACTACAGCCTTCACTACAACAGGTCAAGCATCTGGTACAAACTATACAACTGGTGGTTCTGCACTCACAAAAGTTGCACCAACATCAAGTGGTACTACAGGTTTTACTGATTTTGCAGATTTGACTTTTAGCACAGCTACAATTACAGCTAGAGGTTGTATGATTTATAACGATACTAATAGTGATAAATCAGTCGCTACCATAGATTTTGGTGGAGATAAAACATCTACCGCTGGAGACTTTACAATTGTATTTCCAGCAGCAGCAGCTTCTACAGCTATTATTAGAATAGCCTAGCCTTAAATGGCTATTATTAACGGCTGGGGTCGAGGTGCTTGGGATGAAGGTGCCTGGGGAACAGCTTTGCCATTCACATTAACTGCACCATCCGCAGCCACATCCGCACTCGGTACTGTAACAGTAGATGCAGAGGCTAATGTTACCCTCTCTGGACAAAGTGTTACCGCAGTAAATGGTGGAGTAGCAATAGACGCTGGGGGAGTTGTAGGCGTAAATGGTTTTGCAGGTGTATCAGCACTTGGAACAGCTACCACAATTTCAAACAACACTCTAACAATTTCAGGCTTAGCTGGCACATCAGCACTAGGAACTGCAACAACTGATGCAGAGGCTAATACAAGTATTACAGGCTTAGAAGCCACAAGTGGTCTTGGCACTCCAACTATTACAGCTAAAGCTAATCAAACTCCAACTGGACAGGGCGCTACATCTGCGCTTGGTACTGCAACCACTAAAACTGACAATAGATTTGAAGTTAGTGTTTTTGGTAATACTGTTGGGTCAGTTGGGTCTCCTACTTTTAATTGTAAAGCTAATGTAACAATAACAGGCGTCGCAGCGACAGGAGAGGTGGGATCACCATTTAAATGGCAAGAGGTGGATGATGACCAAACTCCTAATTGGACAGAAGTGGCGGCATAATTTAATATAGAAACGAGGTAAAAAACTATGGCAACTTACGTTAATAATTTAAGATTAAAAGAGATAGCAACTGGTGATGAGTCAGGTACCTGGGGAACCAGTACAAATACTAATTTAGAGCTTATTGGAGAGGCCCTAG